TCAAATAGTGGGAGCACAACGGGCTTGTATGTGGCAAACAACGGCAACGTCGGCATCGGGACGACTAGCCCTACGCTCTCAGCTGGAACAGGTCTGCATATGGCAGGGTCAACGATGAGACTGGCAACAGCACGGACACCAGCATCAGCAACGGCAGCGGGAAATACGGGCGAAATCTGTTACGATTCAACTTATGGATATTATTGTGTATCGACTAATGTTTGGAAAAGATATTTATTAAGCACTTGGTAAAATGGAAGTAGAAGCTTTTTATGACTCACTACTTGTTAAAAATGCTTTTGGTGATGTAACTGTAGGTGGATATAGAAAGGTTTTATCTAAGTTTTTAAGAGACTTAGGAAATAGTGAACCAACGTCAGAACAGGTAGAAAGACACATAGCTGGAATGAGAAAAGTAAATTATTCTTATTCGCACATTAGAAATTCAATAGTTATTTTAGAAAGGTATATGGAGTTTATAGGAACACCAGTAAAACTAGGAAGAATGAAACGCCCACATCCAATAGTTAAAGATATTTTATCGGAGGGTGAAGTTGCAAGAATGTTAGGGGCTTGTAATGGAATAAGAGAGCAGGTTATCATTTCAATACTTGCATATAGTGGAATAAGAAATAGTGAGTTTTGTAATCTAAAAGTTAGAGATGTTGATTTAGATAAGGGTTTGATTAGAATATTTGATGGGAAAGGTAGTAAGGATAGACTTGCTTATGTTTCTAGGGAGTGTTTAAAACTAATAAACGATTATCTAAATGAATATCTAAGAGAAAAAGATGATTATTTAATTACAACACTGGTAGAAGGAAATCAATACACTGGTTGGGATTTAAGAAAACGAGTAAAGGTTATTTCTAAAAGAACTGGTATACTTAAAAGGGTATATCCACATTTGATGAGGCACTCACTCGCAAGTCATTTAGTTAGTAGAAACTGTTCGGTTATAACAATTATGAATTTACTAGGTCATACAAATTTGAATACAACACAAATTTATTTAAGGAGTTTCCCCCAGAAAGTGCAAGCTGAATATATGTTTGTAGTACCAAATTACATTTAAGAAAGAGGTGAATTTAAAATTATGATCGATTTAAAAAATTATGCAGATATGAAAACAAAAGGACTAACTAAAGTTGTTAGTTCAAATGGGGCTGACACACCTGCAACACTGGCTTATGCGGTGGCAACAAGAAAATTCAACCCAGAAACAGGCGAAAGAGTACCTGACGAAATGGTAGGAATTAGTAGAAAAGAACTTGATGACAGAAAAGTAGAGTTAACAGCAGAGATAACTGCAATAGATGCGTTTATAGCAGATGCAGAAACAGCACCAGTAAAGTAATAAATTATAAGGAGGTATCCTAATGGATAAGCCTAAAATAACGAGTATCAAAGGAGAGGTTAAGTCAGAGCAAGAACTAATGCAGGACTTTGTAGAGAAGTACCAAGCATTGTGTGAGGAGTACCAACTACAGATAGTTGTTAACCCAGCATTTAAGTCTATGGCAGATACAGGTACATTTAATGTAGTCCTACAAACTAGTGTTGGGAAAATGCCATCTAGGGAATAAATAGTGCGGGTGATATAATTAAATTATGAATAAGTCGGGGTTGATAGTAAATGCAGGACTATTACAAGAAGTGCCAACGATCTATACTGAATTAACAAAAGAGGATAAGTTAAGTTATTTTGGTGCTAATTGGGGTGAGAAAATTATACAGGTTTTCCTCGATTACAAGGCTATACAACCAAGACTTGGGTCAGGAGGGACAGTAGACCCTTTGGAAACCTATATCTTCTTTGATAAAGGGGAGTTAAAGAACAACCAACATTTATTAGTAATATCTATAGACAGAGATTCTTATAAAAAAGTTAGTTAAAGAATAGCCAAAGGTTGAAAAGACAAGAAAGAAGTAATAGAATTGAGATAAGTTAATAGCTAATCTACTCTTAAGGGTAGCAAGCACTCCAGCAATGGGGTGCTTTTTTGTATTTAATTTAAAAGACTAATTATGGCAACAAGAAGTGCAGAAACAATAACTAATATATTACAAAGAGTTTCAGACCTAAGGGGTGAGACCTCTATCAATACTGATGCTGTTAGAATCAGGTTTGTATCGGAATCAGAAGCAGAGTTTGCGAGACGTAAGATTTGGTTATTGCATTTATTAAGGAATCAAACAATAACGGGTGATGCAACTAATAGTTACACAATAGGTTCAGTGGCATATCCAATGCGACTTAAGGGTTTAAGCGAAGTATTCGTTGGAGGACAGACCGAGGATAAGAGGGTACAGGTAGTTGATTATTTTAATTATCAGAACTTATACAACCAAAACAACTCAAGTAAACTAGCTTATGAGTATTACGATCAGGCTAATGATGTTTACAAGGTATATATCAACCCAGTACCTGCAAACACAGACACAATATATTATTCATACTTTTATATGCCAGCTAAAAAAACATTAGTAACAGAGCAGGTGGTATGTCCTAATATGGAGTACATAATCAAAATGACAATGGCATATATCGCATATAGCGAAGATGAAGATGACAAGGCATTTAATCTAAAGAAAGAGGCTGAACAGATTCTAGGTGAGATTGAGGGGTTAGAAACAATGCCAGCGGTAAACCAGATTAAGAGTTGGGGAACAGTACAAGATAGAGGTATGGGGGGGTATTAATGATAGCAAGACAAACCGCACCTGTTAAATCAAGACAAACCGCCAAGGCAATTAAAAGTAAGTCATGGATAAAAGGTGTTAATACACTCGTATCTAATACACAGATCAAGGATAACGAACTTGCAGCGGGTGTAGATATCCAGATTGTTGAGGACGGGAAGATTAAATGCCCTAGAGACGGACAAACATACTATGGTACTACTAATGGTGACCAAGTGGTGGGTCTTTACCCTTACTATAAATCAGATGGCACTAACCAGTTACTAAGAATGTCAGGAACAGTATTAAAAAAATACAACGCTGGTGATTGGGACACAGTAGCAGGTGCAACCTACACAGTGGGCACTAATACTAGTGCAGTAATGGCTTACGATAAATTATACCTATCTAACGGAACAGATGCTTTAGGATATTATGACGGGACTTCAATCACAACTTTTACAGCAATATCAGCTCCAACCACACCATCAGTAGCAAGAAATGGTGGTAGTGCGGGAAGTTTTACATATTCTTATAAAATTACAGCAGTAACAGATATAGGCGAAACTGTAGCAAGTAGTGCAGGATCTACCACACTTAACCAGTCAGCACTATCAGCAACTTATAAAATGGATATAAGCTGGAGTGCTGTAACTAGTGCAGTGGGGTATAACATATACGGCAGGAAGAGTGGTTTGTGGTACTTTATCGCTTATGTTGAGGGGAATACCTCAATCACATATACAGACAATGGCTCTATAACACCAGCAGAAGCATTTGTACCACCAGAGGGGAATACCACTGACGGACCTAAAGGTAAATATATACAAGTGTATAAAGATTCATTATTCATATACGGCGACCCTACTAACCCATCAAGGCTATATTATTCTGCAGGTGGCGACTTAATAAATAACTTTACAGTGGGAGCGGGTGGAGGGTTTATTGATATAGCAAAGAATAACGGAGAGATAGGCACAGGTTTAATCATATTTAAGGACGGTTTGATAGTATTTAAGGAAAACTCAATATACAAGTTTAGTTTTTCAAGTTCAGGGTTACCACAAACAGAACAGATAACTAATGCAGTAGGTGCTGTAAGTGGTAGATCGATAGTAGCAGTAGAAAACGATATATTCTTTGCCTCAAGGAGAGGAATATTCACAATAGGTAACGAGGCGGGGTTTTCATTTGACGTACTACGAACAAATGAACTATCAGCAAAGGTTAGAAGTATTTTCCAGACTATAGAGTCTACAAGACTAGGTAATATATCATCAGTTTACTCAACTGTTAACAATACAAACTTAATAATATTTTCATACACACCTACAGGCTCTACAACGAACTCTAAGGCGTTAGTATATGATAGAGAGCGACTCGGCTGGGTACAATGGAATAACGTCCGTGCGAACTGTTTTGCGAACTACAGGGATAGCACAGGTGTTGATCACGTATTATACGGAGATGATAGTTCAGGGTATGTTAAAGAGATGTTATCGGGTAGTGATGATTTTGGGAGTCCAATCTTAGGAAGTTTTAGTTTAAAATCAATGGACTTTGGAAATAGCAACGAATACAAGAGATTAAAAGATGTAGATGTAATATTAAGACAGCCAACAGGTGTAATTACAATGAATGTAATCACTGATGGAGTAAATACTGAACTAACAGTCCCATTAACTACAGTGAACCCTAGTGTTAACTTTGGGCATTATACATTCACAGGGTTTACTTTTGGTGATTCAGTAGGAGTAGGTGTAAGTGAACAAGATAACAACCTATTAAGAACAATTAAGAATATGAATATACAAGCAAGGAGTTTCCAGTTAACCTTTGCGAATGTGGGTAGTGGGCATTTTACTTTACTAGAGACTGATATGAGTGCAAAAATGCGTGCAACAAGATTCAGAGAGTCAACCGACATTGTGTATATCTAATGCTATTAATAGTTTGACAATCATTTAAGCTAGGTATAAGATTTAGAGTAGAAAGAATATGATGATCTGGGGGTTACCCAGCAATCCGCTTTAAAGAGAGCGGATTTTTTGTATTCACAGTAGTAATAATATATGGTATAAAGATGTAATTATGATTACAAACTTAATACTAACAACTTTTATAATGGGATTATCAACAATACCAGGAAATTGGAACGTAGGGAAACTTAATCTACCAGAGTTTGGTTTAAGTGAAATATTTGGTGGTAATTCAGGCAGTATCGGTGGTAGACCAGGAACAAAACTAAGTGAAAACCTACCTAACCAAGAGATGACATTATACACACCACAAAGAAACACTCCTTTTATAAACCAAGCAATTAGCCAAAGAGAAAGTAGTAGCGGTGGAGGTAGAATTTTAGGTACGGATATAAACACGGGAGGTAATGGTGGAGGTAGCAATAGTGGAGGGGGATCAAGTTTCACAGAGAATGGTGTTAATTATAGAAATCAAGCAGATTTTGATAGAGCTAACCCAGGGTACAATGATGGAGGATATGAAGATGTACAGAGAGCAGACCAAGAGAGAGCAAGAGCA